CTTCGCAGCTCTCACCTCACGGTGGTTCTGGGCCTCACTGGCCTTACAGGATCTTGTCCCGTGACTGAAAACAGCCAGATGACTTAGTCATCATCGGATTCTTCCGATTCGGAATCTAAGATTCCATCGACGAAAACGTCTTGCAGGAGTAAACCTGCTATCTTTCCACCAATTAAATGGTGGAGATGGAGGACGACCTTGGTAACAGGGTCGCCCATTAAAACACCCCTGGAGGTGTAGAAGACCTCAACGGGAGCCCCGTTGCGGTCAAGTGTCTCCACTTGACGTGGAGCAGTCAGTGCAAAGAGCACTGTTTCTCGGTACCATGACGGTACACCAAGACTAACCATTAGTCTATTTAGCATCGCACCAGCGATGAGAGGGTCACAGTAACCTGTGGCCGATTCCCAGTCCGTTGACAGGACTGAAGTAGTTATCTTCTCATTGAAGATAAAACTCGCACTCGGATTCTTGTGCGACAAACGCTGGAAAAAGTTCCATGCGTGATTGGCGGCTCCAATACCGCTTTCTGAGCTTGGAATTGCTTCCAAGATCTTTAAACCCATATGTGAAAATGGGTGCAATAGCAGCGCATGCTGCAGAGTAGAGACCGTTATGGTCCTATATTTGCCTAATTCGGCAACTAACGATATCCGCACGGACATCGAATTATTATTGTAGACCCTTGAACGGTCTACGAATTTACCACATGACCAGTGGAAAAGCCGTTCACCCGGCTTGGAGTTCTCTTTAGTGAGAACATGTCCGGTCTCAAGACCGGTATGGAGGTCAATCTCCATGATTTCAGGGTTTTGGTGCAAAACCCTTCTAGAAGCTTCAAGCTTCCCACCAAGATCGCTCTTGGTAAAGAACTCTCCAGAATCGGAGAGAGAGATCTTTGAGGATCTCGAAACGGACTCGAAAAACAAGTCCCTTGATTCGGTGCTACCAACCCGAATCAACAGGTCACTGTAAAAGTGATCTGTAGCCCTCGCAAGAGGGCCCTGGATGAGCTCTAAGAGCTCACGAGACGACGGAGTCGTCAGAATGGCCTTGGTTTTGGCCAATGTACGATCGTACATAATACGGGGTGGTACCCCGGATGCCCTCGTTTGGGACATCATCATTACCTGTAGGTAACTAAGGGGGGTCTCCCCCCGAATGAGTGAACAAGCCACTCTGAGAACAGAAAGTTCTCTAGGAACCTCAACTTTGCTGAGGTCAGAAGCAGGGTTAAACCCATGCATTTTAATATCCCCACGGATATTCTTAACCTTCTCGA